TGTGATTCTGCCCATAAATATCTTCAAATCAGTCACTTCATCTTGCACTTTACTAACAAGAGTGTCGTTATCGGAATAAAGTTTTTGGAATATATTGAAATAGGTTTCATCAAATGTGGCTTGGCCAGTTCTTGTAGCAGAATCAGAATATGCAATATTAACCCCAATCTCGAACACGCCAGAGTAGGGTATTATTTGTTGTGAGCCTAGCGAGGCTTGAATGGTTACATAGGGGAATAGCCTTGCCCCAACCCTATTGGAAACAAGCACATTAAGCCCCGGAATTGGGATTAGGATGGCCGCTAGTGCGTTCTCTATCTTGAATTGGGGTGATGTCATACGCTAGTGCAAGATATGTCTAGGGAAAGGGTTTTTGCCCAAGTCCTATTATCTGCCCTAATTTCTGGTGATTCTGATGATACATTAGCCAAGAATACCTTGAGCGTGGCCGTGGTTAGAACACTAGCCAGATTTGGGCTTTGGTACATTACTTGCAGAATCTCTTGAAACTTAACATCGAAAGTTGATCTTGTCGTTGTGTCTGCCCTAGTTGCATAGGTGATTGTGGCTGGGCAACGAAATACGCCAGAATAGGGGATAATTTCCTCCGACCCAATAGAGGCTTGAATTACTAGGTTGGGTAGCAATCGTTGGCCTTCGGTATCACTCTTATAGATATTAACGCCAGAAATACCCGCTAGGGCTGTTGCCAGCCCATTCTCAATCTGACGCTCGATTGAGATCATTAGGTCGTTGGGTCAGCTATATCGATAGTGTAGCTAACTCCATCCGCACTTTGTTGAAAGCCAGCAATCATCCTCTCTGCCGTTCCTACTGTTATATAAGCCCCGATAGTTACTGGCGAGGAAATAGCCGATGATGGCACAACCATACTTTGCGTAACCCTCAAAATCTCTCCACCCACATCTAGCTCTTGTGCAATCGTTAAGTCGGTAATAGAGGCAGATACAGCAGAAGAGCCAAGCCCGGTGACAACTGTATATAGGTCTCCGATCATATTTGTAAGATCGGTTGAGAAATAGGTGGTATCGATTGTCCCCGCCATAAACCCACCCCTTATGTCAATTTATCTCTACGCTATCCCAAATAAAGATATTGTCTTTATCAAATGGCTCGATTGTTTGTGGGAAATACACAACCTTACTTTCTTTCCTAACCCCAGCCGCTATTGCCATTTGACCACTATCTATTGACCAAAACTCATTAGCCCCTCTTATTGCCCTAGCCATCTCTGGTATATTGGGGGCTGTGTAGGTTCGCAATCCCTTAATCTCCATACCCGGAGGGCAAAGCACAAAGAAGTTGTTTTCACCACACTTCTTCCTTGCCTCAACGATGATTTGTAGGGGGTCTCGCTTATGGCCTTGGCTTATCCCAAAGGGGGCAACCATATTATAGGCTTCTGGCAATCCCTTGGCTGGGGCATCATCTAACTTATCGAACAGAATATCTTTTGGGTCTGCCTTGTTAATGTCTGGGTGGGCATACACGAACTCTGTCCAAGTCCTATTTGAGAAACGATATTGTTGGTATTTGTTAGGCCAAATCTCAAGGTCTATCACATCGCCCTTATTGCCGACCTTAACATAGGAAACCATCTCGAATATGCCGTGGTATTGGGGCAAGCAATCAAAGAATACCTCGTGGCCTTGGTCGGCTAGATATTTGCAAGCTGGGAGGCAACGGATAATGTCTCCTAGCCTCTGTGAATATTTGATTGTTTTAGCAGTCATCGGCTACGCTCTTATCGTGTAGGTGTGGGAAGTATTCACTCAATCGAACTGGGCCGATAGTCTTTTGCAATTCTTTCCACCCATCCACCAGCCCCTTGTAGCCATAAAAATCTTCCTTAAACTCAACTTGTTTCTGGATTGCGTAGGCATAATGGTTGAATACCAGCCCCCAAGTTTCAGTCACTCCCCTTGGGACTAGGCGAGACTGGATGTTTAGGCGGGGCGGTTCGTGGCTTGTGAAGCAAACATTCTTTCCCCACTTCCAAGCCCTCATCCACTCATACCAGTTCGAGCCATAACCCTCCCTAGTAACTACTCGCTTATTTTCTCCCACAAAAAAGTTGCAATGAAACTGCATTGTTGCCCCCTCCTCTGCCCCCTTTAAGCATTCGTAAATCCCCTCGATCTGTTCTGCTCGCCACATCTCATCAGCATCCACCTCCATAACAACGCCATCATCCACGCCAAATAGGGCTTGCTGAATCATCTCTAGCTTTCCGTTAAAGGGCTTGCCTTGAGAATGAACAATCACATTCCCGCCTTGGATGCTATTTAGATATTCGTGCGTTCCGTCTATGCTCTTGAAATCTTTGTGCCATTTGTCGGGCACTTGCTTGCACCACCGGGTGCATCCAACTGGCTCACTTACCCCCTCGACAATCCTCCATCTCCAAGGAATCTTGAGCTTCTGAAACTCCGCAAGATGCCTCTCGATAAAGGGCATCCCATTGAGGACGATGGTAAAGATGGTCAGCATAATTGAAATATGGCCGCCCCATTGCGAACCGACCAATCCTCCCAGAGCAGTTTCCCAAATCCCTTGAGCTTGTTGTAGTTTGCCAAGTTCTTAATATCGTTCACATCATCCAAGGCTATGATTGCCTTCTCCGCTAGAAATGGCCTTACGCAACGAAGTTCAGCCTCACCAGAAAAGGGCGAGCCATCAATCAGCACAAAGTTAAAATCTACATTATGCTCAAAGTGAATATCCTCGATTGCGTTTGTGCTATAAGGTTGGGCAGATTCAATACATTCGTGATACCAGCCAAGAACTTGATCTAGGGGGTATTGATTGAGATTTGTTTTATTTGTTCCGTAAAACTCTGCCACATCTAGTTGGTTCATCCACAGCTTTGCCAGAGTTGCAGTTCCATTGACGGCAACGCCACCCCTTGCAGATAGGTTCATTGAATGCCTACCGATGCGGTCTGGGTGGTTCTCTATGCTGAATAGCCTTTTTGTCCTAATACATTGAGTCGAGCCATCCCCAGTTCCTCCACCGATCTCTAGTCCAACATCAAGCCCCTCGCTATATTTCGCAAGGGCTTTTCCAAAAGAATCGTGAATGGTTACTTCTTGCATTTCACCATTTCCGCTAATGCTTTTTTGATTGCATACTCAATCACGGCTTCTGGGTCGTGCTTTAATGCCAGCATTCCAGCCTCATAAAGCTCCTTCCCTGCCTTATTGTCATAGGTAATATCGACTAGGACATACCTTGTTTTGTCGAGACGAGACTTGCCAAAAGTAATTGTGCCAAGCCCCTTCGTATCCTCCCCCTTTTTTGATTTCCTACATCCAATTATTTGCTTTGCGTTTTTCATATATGGCTTTGCCTTTCTCATAAAATTCTGGCTTGTTGTGGTTCTTTAACTGCTCGTCTGGGTTACCCCCTGCAAACATAGGGTTTTCGTGCTTAAACACCAAGTCCCTAGCCTCAATTACACAATCATCAGCATAGGCTCTTTCCGTGAACTCGTTGTCGGAGTATATGCCATCAGAATCTTGATAGCTTGGGTGGAACATATACCCCCCCTGCTTCCGTAGCCTCTTTTGCGTTAGGATGGCCATACAAAGCAGTTTATCGGTTCGGAGGCCATCTGATACTGCCAGCACCCTTTCAGCCTCTAGGTTGTCGATTCTGCTCAAAATTAGGGCATCCCAGTACCTTGGTGGACTCCAATCATCGCTCATTTGCACAATAACCTCGCTTTTTGCCATCTTTGCCCCCTCGTTCCAAGCATTGATAATTCCACCCGGATTAACCCTTTTGCCTTCGTGTGGGGTGTAATCTACTGCCTCATCGTGATCTACCATAAACAACCACTCAACTGCTAGGGGTTCTTTAGCTAAAGCCAGCCATTGCATCTTCCGCTGAAAGGCAATCTGCGGCCTACCCCTTGTAGCGTGGACAATGCTTATCTTTGGCTTGGGATACATATTTACCAGCTTGGCTACTTCCTCTTTTTGGCCGTAGCAGATAGATGCCATTCGGTATCCATCGAGGGCTTGCCAATCGTAGACTGCGTGAACTTGATTCCAGTAATGAAGATTTGGCTTTGGCATAGCCATACAAGCCCTTCCAGAATGCCAAGCCTTTGCCCAATCCCCCCTTGCGGAATACTCTGCCATCAAATAAAAATAAGCCTCCCTGCGGATAGGATTAACCCCAATAGCTTCCCCCAAATATCTAAACCGCTTCTCGCTGGGTGAGCATCTGCCAAGGTTGCATAGAAGCTCATATTTAAGAGTCTCGTCTAGGTCTGGGAATGCCAAGGCTCTTTCCCCCGCCTCAATCGCTTTATCCACTTGACCTCTCAAGAAAAACTCTTGGTGCTGGTAGTAAAGATTAAAGGGGGTAGAGGTTAGTTCGTCTGCTAGGATGCGATGGTTTCTATCTGCCGAATCTGCCTTGCTTGTAATCGGGCGATGAATCCTAAATATCTTATCAATCGCTAATAGCTTATTTTTGTCGTTTGGCTCAAGGGCTTCGTGAACTCTGTTCCTCCACCTACCACACCCCTTACGCAAGGCCATCTCTCGAATAGGATTCAACCCGGCATTCTCAACTAGATAACGAAAGCAAACAATTTCAGCCCCTACTTTTTCAGCTTGTTCCAATCCTTCCTCTAAAACCTTCTCCCCACCCTCTGCCATTACATCATCGGCATCTACCCAAATAGACCACTCGTTTTTACAAGCATCAAGGGCTGTGTTTCTGGCAGAAGCAAAATCGTCTATGTGAGGCCAGTCAGTTTTCTTATTCTTGTAATGAATGACTTTAGCCCCAAGCGAAAGGGCGATCTCTTCTGTCTTGTCTGGCGTAGCTGACCCCCTAGCCATACATACAATAACTTCTTCTGCGATGGGCTTAAAAGATTCAATGA